GTATCAACAGCAGTTAGTTGGTTGATCGTAGGCATGGCGCGACCTTACGGTAAAATTGGGTTTTCGTCTAGCGGGACGGGACGCTTGCCCTCATCCCGCTCAATAGCCTTCTCGCAGTGATCCTTGTCGATCCAGTGCAATACGCGGCAGATAACACACCCGACGACATATCCGCGCCTTGCATCCTTTCCCAAGCGTGACGACAGCGTTTCGTCTTCGTTGCCCCCCAACAGCGTATTTAGAAGCTGATCAAGCGCAACAAAAATCCGTGCGGCATATCCGATTAGGCCGGGACGCTGCGTCAAGAATGGGTCTTGGTTCATACAGGAGGCTCGTTAGCGAGAATTTGAGCGGCGCGACCTTGGCCTATTAAACCGGCCTGTTCAAGCAATGGAACGCCAGACAGAATGTCAGGGTCTTGCAGATTAACCGTCACTGCCGCGTCAAGCATATATTGATAGTCCGCAATCGTTGCATTAACAGCCGATGCTGCGCGAATGTTGATCCGTTCGGCTTGCGTAAACAAGCGCAGGAAATCAACATTGTTAAGGATCGTGGGTTCAGGCACGGGTTCTGGTTCAGGTACAGGCGGTGAGAATGTGGAACCATCATAAGTCCATCCCGGCCCAACATCGTCAGAGCAAGCCACGGCGATGGTGCCTTCAGGGGGCGACCATTCGGTGGTTCCGTCCCAGAGGGTTACGTTGGTGACTTCATTGTTTTCTACGATTGCATATTTCATCCGTACACCTCAATTACTGCAACGCCTGCTGCGCCCGCGCCGCCAGTGGTTCCGCCATTACCGCCACCGCCGCCATAAAGCCCTCCGGCCCCGCCAATGTTTGAGCTATACGAGCCACCGCCGCCGGGGCCATAATCTACACCAGCGCCACCCACAACGCCATTGCCAACGCCGCCAGCGGCGCTCCCCCCCGCGCCCCCTGACGTTTGCCCCGCTGAAGCACTATATGATCCGCCCGCGCCGCCGCCCGCCGAGGGCAGGGGGGATGTCATATAGTAGCCAGTGCCTGTACTTAACAAGATGCCAGAGGTGCCGCCCGGAGAAGTGCCGCCCCGCCCGTCCCCGGCGTTCCAGAAGCCAGTGCCTGTACTTAACAAGATGCCAGAGGTGCCGCCCGGAGAAGTGCCGCCCCCGCCCGTCCCCGGCGTTCCAGAAGTGGCCTCCCCAATGCGACCTCCCCCCGCCCAACCTAAAGACCCCCAAGTGGTAGCGCCGCCATTATTCGTAGCGGCTCCTCCTGCGCCAATTGTAACGCTTGCGGTTGCTGGAGCTTGTGAAACATCAATAAATTTTTCAGTAAGACCGCCGCCGCCGCCGCCATTGCTTCCCCCTGAAAACCCGCCTGCGCCCCCGCCAATCAACCAGATGCGAACCACCTTGCCAGATCCCGCAAGGATATTGCCCGCGTTGTCCGCAGGCTTGGTCCATGTTCCTGATGCAGTGAAAATCTGACGGTCAAGCAGGCGTAAGCCGCTAGACGCGCCGCCAAAATTTACGAGTGAGGATGCGTTAGCCAATTCTCATTCTCCATGTACCTGAAATATATTCAAACGTCACGCAGACGCCTTTAGTGGAGAAGATTACGTCTTCTGCCAACGTATGAATAGTCGAACCATTGCGGGCGACCGTGAGGTTATTAGTTGCAAAACCATTAACAGTGTTGGTCGTACCTGCGTCGAAGATCACGATGGGCTTGTCACCCGCCGCAGGGGATGCAGGAAGCGTGACCGTGAACGCCCCTGTGGTAATTGTGTTACAGGCCAAAACGTCACCAGCGACCGCCGTATAGGCCGTAGTCTTAACAACCGCCGCCGCTACGCCGATAACTGCCCTTGCGCCTGCGAGGGTTGATTGGCCCGTACCGCCGTTGGTGGCTGCTAGGGTTCCCGCCAGCACAATAGCGCCGCCAGTGGGTGTGCTAGGCGTCAGGCCGGTCGTACCGCCGCTGACAGACGTAACAGCGCCAGCGGGAAGCGGGGATGACGTCCAGCCGCCAGCACCGTTCGACGTAAGGACGTTATTTAAAGCGCCTGGCGAAGTTAGACCCGTACCGCCGTAAAGCGCCCCAATGGCCGCGCCGTTCCATGTGGCATTGGTGATTGAGCCAGTCCACGAAAGGGTATTGGTCGACCATGCCACATTGGATGGCAGTTCGTAATGGGGATCCCAGCTTCCCGCAGCCGGTGTGTTAGCTAGCAGGGTGATGTAGGCAACAGAGCCAGACTGAAGCGTTGCAACAGGTGTGCCGCTGTTATTTTGAACAACAATCGTGCCAGAACTTTGATTGTTATTAAACCGATAGACTGTTCCAGCCGGTAGCGTGGTGGCGTCTGGCAGTTTGAATGTCTGTCCACCAGAGCCAGTGACAACAAAATTATAAGCCGATGCAGCAGTCAGCGTGGTGATCGTGCCAGCCGCTGCGGTATTGGAATAGCTAGCATAGAAATTGTTGGCAGAAATGTTGGCGTTGGCGTCTCGCAACGTGACGCTGTTTGCGCCCGTCGAAACGGTGACGCCCGTTCCGCCCTTAACAACCGGGATCACTCCGACCAAATTACTAGCCAGATATCCAACGCAGTTTGTCAAAATTCCAGCAGAAGGCGTCCCAAGATCAGCGTTAACAAACGTTGCATTGGTAAACGTTCCGCCCATCAAACTAAGATTTGCTGTCAGATAAGCCTTAAACGTTGACAGCGAAGCCTTGCGAGCGTCGCCGTTATCGGTCGAATAAACCGGAACCTGATCGGTATCAGTCAGCGAATATGTCGCCGTAAGCTGTGAGATTGTCGGCATTTAAGATCCTACTCGAAAACAATCTCGCCATCTTCGCCAGCCAATAGCGGCTCGCTCGGAGGCTGGAAAAACGGCCAGTCGATGTTCCACGATTTCTGACCGGCACCAACCGGCAGCGTCTCAGGAAATTGCATTTCGGCAGGCATGGCGGCGCGTGACAACAGCGTGTTGTAAGCCATGCGAGCCATTGCCGACGTTGGCAATGCGACAGCCTTGCCGTAACTGGGCGATAACCTTAAAGCCAAATTGAGGATGATTGCCTCATTGGCGGAATCTGGAACGCCAGTGATGGTGTCCAGATCGGAATCGTCAGGGTTAGACGTAAGCGGATAGCCGATACGAATCCCGATGGCGTTCCAAGCGGCAAGCATCGAATCCATGCGGCGCACTGCGCTTTGCATCTGCTCAGGAGATAGGTCAAAGACGTAATCGGCCAGGCCGATTTCTTCGAACGCCGCTTCGACGAATTGCCGCTTGGTATAGCTCATTTCTTGGCCTTAGCCTTAGCCTTTTTAGCGACACTGAGCGCGATGGCGACAGCTTGCTTCTGAGGCTTGTCTCGTGACATTTCGCGCTTGATATTGGCGCTGATCGTCTTTGGAGAATAACCCTTTTTCAAAGGCATATCAAATACCCCTCATAAATGATTGGGGAGAGCCGAAGCCCTCCCCTCACATATTAGGTCTGCGAGAACAGCATGATCCCCGACATTTCGGGTTGCTTGTTCACAACACCGAACAGAGTATCAAGTCGGAACTTGGTCTTCATGGTGTTGATGTCGTACTGCTTCTGCATGACCAGTTCGATGCCCTGATCAGTTGTCGCCCGCATGACAGCCGCGCCCGCGTCGGTCGGTACAGCGTACTTACCGGGCAGGATTTCCAGCGCATCCTTTTGCCAGAACGGGTTGGCGTAACCGGCGACGGTGTTGAGCCAAGTGATAGCAGCCGTGGCAGACTTAGAAGTCACGGTGCAGTTTTGGTATTCAGCCGAAGCGTCGTTTGCAACCTGATTGGAGATAATAGGTGGCGAGATAACCATCGTGGTGCCGGACGCAACCGAGATAACGCGGAAGGTCTTAAGCTGGCCGGTGTTCTGCTTGGTGATCGCATGGACGTTGAACACGTTTGCGATGGTGAAGCAGTCGCCTGCGACAACGTTGGTGGTCGAGGAAACCGTAACGGTCTGATAGCGGTTATCAACGTTAGCGGTTTCGCCGGTGCCTGCGGTCGAAGTGGCCTTTGGCGTGTAGAATTGAACGCCAGCGTCGGCAGTGCTGATCGTGATGGAACCACCACCAGCGGCAGCAGTGATACGGTTGGCGTAATCCAGCTTATAGGTGCCGAACGATGCGACTTCACCGACGAAAGCCTTCTCGTAGGCATTGTTGGACTTTGGATTGCCAAACGAACGCGAGGCAACCTGAAGGTTGGACGCCATGCCGTTATAGTCGCGAGTAGACAGCGCGAGGTAGCGATCATAAGCGGGGACGCCGCCTTCGTTCATGATGGCTTCGCACTGGGCGACGTCATCAAAGCCAGAGGCTGCGGCGGTGCGCTTAACGACCAAGGTACCTTGAGCCGATGCAACGTTCATCAGAGCGACGTTGATATCAGAAGCCAGCTTTTGCTTGGCAGCATCGCCCAAACGCTTCTCTTGCAGAGCGTCACGTAGTTCGGTAGCGGTCAGGATGAACGGAACCGACTTGCTGAAGCCCAAGGTAGCGGGAACGGCAAGCTGCGTGAAGTCCTTGAAGTTCGACGTCATATCGGTGCCAGTGAATGACTGGGCGATATAGGGTTGCGGACGCCAGATCACGTTGCCGGTCCGCTCCATCATGGTCGAATCGGTATTATAAACCGCGACGTTGCGGCTCAGAACCAGAGCGTCATTGAAGCCTTCAAGGATTTCCTCAAAAGCAACCCGCTCTTCCTTACTAAATGCGTTAGCCATTTCTCAAGTTCCTATTTTGATGCCTCGCGCTGTTGACGCTTGAAAGCCATTACCTTCGAAAGGTCTCCGGTCTTTTCAGCCTCTGCGCGTAAGCGTTCCAATTGATTACCCACCGCGCCTGAAACTGCGCCCGTTCCACGAACAGTGCCTTCAGGTGGTGGAGGTGATTTGCGGTTACTGACCTTCAATTGAGTCTCCAGTTTTGCGACCGCGAAAGAAAACTTAACAGGGTCTGTGATCGAGCCGAGTTCCGCCGCTTTCTTTGGGTTCTTTCCAAGCGCATAAATCACTAGCGCGGGATTTTCCGCACCCTGCAAAATAATGCCCTGTTGGGTTACGCTAAGTTTTTCCTTGGACACGTCTTCCGCGTCTTCGAAATCCTTGACCTTAAGTTCGGTCTTGGCCTTACCGTAGTTATCCAATCGGGCTTGCCATGCCTTTTGCTGCTCACGTTGATCAGCTTCGGCCTTGGCTGCTTGCTCGTCGACCTGGCGTTTCCGCTCGTACCAACCAGAAAGCTTTTGCTCGAAATCGTCAGCGTCATAGTCGGAATCTTCAAGTGTTGGCTTGCGGCCCAGATCGACGGTCTTAACCGGCTCGACGTTGGCCTTCAGCTTCTCTTCAAGTTCCCGATTCTTCTTCTGAAGGTCTCGGTGATTTTTACGCAGTTCGCGGACCCATTCCGGCGCTGCGGTATTCTCGTCGGCGGGGGGCGGTTCCTCGCCAATGGTAACTACGATTTCGTCGGGTTCGTCGTCCGTTTCAGGTTCCTGTTCGCCGGTATTGGTCTCAGCTTCAGGTTCGTTAGATTCGGTTTCGACTTCGATGAATTCTTCGTTAGCCTCTGCCACTTCGCTCATAAAATAACCCACTCATCCGATAAGGCTAGATGGAAGCCATGACGCACAATACGTCAATATCTACGTTACGTCAAAATGCCGATAGCTGCTAACAATTCCGCTGCGTCTTGCTCCGCGATCAGCATCAGCAAATCCAAGGCGTCTTGCTCATCCTGTAGATATCCGCGCATGGTCGCAGCCGCCGCTTGGATATCGGCGCTTAGGTTTTGACGTGTTGTGATCTCTCGGTCAAGCCTGCCCAGCTCGCGTTCCAATGCGCTGATCGCAATTAGGTCTTGGCTGTAATCGTATATTTTCTTAGCGGCGCGTTTGACTGCCGGTCGATCTGAACCGGCCAGAACAGCACGTGCGGCCTCAACGTTCTGAGGAAGCGTGAAGCTAGCCTCTAGCCTTGCGCGTTCAGCGGCCCAGCCTTTAGCCCCAGCCGCACCACCACCACCGCCGCCGCCTGTGTCTGGCGTTGGCGGGACGGGTCCGGGCTGATTGAGGTTAAAGAATAGTAGGACTAGCGTCATAGAAGCGTTTTAAGCCTTGCCAACGTCTGTTCTGTTTCCGCAATAATCGGCGCAAGTCGGGTTATCTCAGCGAGATCCCCCTTCTTAACCGCGTCGGTCATCGCGCCATTCTGCGCCGCTAGGGCTGACGCAATCAGGTCTATGAGTTCTGCGATGGACATTAGACCAGCACCACCAGCTCTTGTGCGGTTGTTGATAGATGGGATAACAAAAGAACCACGTCGTAAGTGTCGGTGCCGTCTAGCGCAGCGTAAGCTGCCATGCGTTGACCCAGTGTTGCCGTACCTGCCTGAATGTTATCGGTCGCGGTAAACGGTGACAGCACTCGGTTTTTAACATCAAAACGGTAAATCTGGTTAGCCGCCGAGGCCGCGTAGATGTTCATATAGAACATCCGACCTTCGTTTTCGAAGGGTGCGTACCCCCCGCAGGTGCCAACCGTCAAAGCCACACCGCCGTCGTAGGTAACCGTAGAGGTCCAAGTTCCCGCGATTGCGCCTGCGATGTCTAGAACGTCCGCCGTGACCGCGCTGCCTCGGAAGAAGTAGCAGAAGGACTGGCGGGCGTTGCGGGCGGGATCGGGTTGGATACCGAAGGAGGGTGCCCACATTCCACCCGATGCGTTGGCAGCAGGTGCCGCGCCGAAGTAGGTTGTAGACCAAGCGTTGGTCACGATGCTATTCGTGCCGTTGTTGATCGTCGTGTCGTTGTAGTTCCAAGTGTAGGTGGACGTGGTGGCCGTGGAGCGCCCAAGGATCAAATTCGGCAGTTCGATGACATACTTAGCCGACGATGATGGCGTGACAGCCCAAGCCGTGCCCATCGTGTAGACGGGCGATGGTCCGGCGGTATGTGATGCTATAATACCTCGCTGGCCAACAGCCGCGACGTTTACCGTGTCCTGCACGATGCGGATTTGGAAATTGCGGTACTCGTTGGCCGCAACTACGGCATCCCCGAGCGTGGCTTGACCTGTCAGGCTGCTAGCGCCCGCAGCGGTCGCGGCGAGAGCGTAACGTGCGACAAGGTTAGTGTCGTAAAGGAACGCGCCTTTGACCATGCCTTCGCCGGGAACGCAGTCGTACGGGGTGTACTGCTCATCAAGCGCCACCAGCGAAGTATCGGTGCCGACCGTGGCTGGGAGCCCGGTAATCGTCAGACCGGTAGACAGCGTATTAGACGCAACCTCAAACGAGCGCCAAGCGTTCGCAGCCATAACGCCAGCCGACAGCATGAACACGCGGCCAGACAAAATTTCATACCCATCGCCAACGGCAGGCGTAAAGGTCAGTGGAGTATTAAGCGTGATGGTTGGCGTCGTGCCAATCGTGTTTCCGACGATATAACGCTCTTCGACCTTGCCAGCGGCCTTGCCGATGATGCGAATTTTAAAGCCATACTCACCAGATCCACCGCGATTGGCCAGCATATTGAGGCCGACAGCGGTTGGGAATGCCGTAGAGACGACTACCAAAGACGTCGTGGCACCCGCAGCCAAAACGCCTTTGAGGCCCTGAGACGGCGCAAACACCATCGCCGCGCCAGCACCGAACGTGCCAGCCAGCGCGGGAGATTGAACCAAGTTCCAAGACTTAGAGACGATGTTGTAACGGTTCAAAACCGTGGCGCTGACCAGTTGGTAGACAAACGGGTTGCGCGACACGTCGGAGCGCAGGTCAGAGCAGACGCAAGTAGCCGCCGCCGTGGCATTTGGCGTGGGCGACACCTGCACCCACATCTGGCGATCGATGACTTTTTTGAAGGTGTTAGCCATTATGTAATTCTCGCTCTAACTGTTGCGGCCCAAGCCGACACGTTTTGCCCGTTGGTAAGCAGTTGGGCCTGCTGACCGCCCATTAAGGTTTGGTTCGCGACGTTGCTGACCGTTCCGACCGTCGTAATCGTACCGCTTTCAACCAGCGTCGTCATTCGGTTACGGCCCAAAGCCACGTCATAGCCTCTGGGACTGTTCGTGGCGTTCAGAAGGCGAATTAGCAAGGTTTGCAGGCCGTCCAGCAATTCGGCTGCGGTCGCGTCGGTGACGACCAACGGCGCGGCCCTGAGTTCCGTATCGGTCAGCCCGCCCGTAACGGCAATCGCTGCGGCCCTTAGCTCTGCATTTGTAAGCGGACCCAGTACCGGCAGCGGATCTGTATCGCTGACGTCGAGATAAGTTCCCTCTTCGCCAAACCCGATCTTGATGCGCTGATATTTAACGCCCGCGATATCGTCGGTCGCGATTACGTCGCCGCCAACGCCGGGGTTAAGGGTTGTGTTGTCAGCCATTTATTCGATCCCTACGATGCGGCCCTTATCTCTAATAACACGCTTCGGGCGTTTAATCGCCTCAATTGCTTTATCAGAGGTTTCGCTATTTGCCGCCGTCATCATTTCAACCGCTGACTGGAAGCCCTTGACGCCATCCGCTAGGCCCACCACCGCGTCACGGATAACCGATCCGGCTTCGGCCAGCGATGCGACCGCTTGCGATTCGGCTTCGATAGCGTCGCTCTGCGCGGTTTCCTTCATAAGTTGGCGAATCTTGATCTCTTGTTCGATCTCAGCGTTTCGGATTTCCAGTTCTTGTCGGCGCTGCGCCAGATCATCCGCAACAGGCGCTACGGGAGCCGCTGACGGCTGCGACGGTGCGCCCCGCTCCATCGGTGCATTCATACCGGAAACGCCGCCCTCGACGTTTGAGAGCGTCTCAATCGTCTTCGCCTTGGTCTCAGCCGTCTTGGCTTCGGTGAGCGTCGTTTCGGCCATCGTCTTCAGCGCCTTGGCTTCGGCTTCCTTGGCTGCGCTTAACAGGTACTGCTGCTGCGGATCTGGTTCGGCATTCTGAGCCGCCTCAGCCATCGCCGCCGCTTCCTCTTCGTTCGGCTTGATGACGCCCATCTTAACCATCTTGGCGCGGAAATAATCGCGAACGTCGCTGATTCCCTCGCCTTCCATGTTCAGCATCGTCATCGCCTGCAACACTTGCGCGGTCTCAGGATCGCTAGTGATCGCTAACATATTCGTCAGGCTGCGGACCGTGGCGTTCCGCTTGCTGGACGATGATGGCCCGACGTCAACGGCGATATCAAAATCAGCGTCGGACAGATCGTTCTCGGTCTCGGTCTCGCCGGTCTTCTCGTTAATCACAGGCCGCATGAGTTCAACAGACTTCAGGGTGCCGTCACTGGCAATCCCCTTCATCTTTCGGCCCTCTTCGACAAAGATATCTTTCGCCATCGACAGCCAAATCTCGCCGGAACGCTTGATCGCCTTAGCCATGTTGGTCACATAGATTTGCGTCTGCATATCCAGTTTGGTTTGGATTAGCTCAATCGCCTTGGCGCTGATATTCGAAACGGTTTGCTCGCCTTGCTCTTGGTTCCCCAAAACGTCGCGCATGTCCTGCTCGGTGATCTGCAAGAGAGCCGCGAGCGATGGCGGGATATCAGGTGCCTTAGTGTAAGCCGTCGGCCCAGTCAGAGCCTGTTGCCCGTCTTGGCCGGTGACAGGGTTGATCAGCAGATAAGGATAGTTCTTGACGTTATCCTCGGCCCACATCACCTGATGGCCTGCGATCTGCTCCGGAAACAGGATCGGCTTAGATACAGACGACAGCGCCGAGATTTCGGCCAGCTTACTAAGCTGCATGTTCTTCAGCCGTTGCGCGTCCTTCGCAAGGCGGACGTGGCCCATGTAACGCTCTACGTTATCAATGAACCACCGCTTGCCGTAGACAGGCACGATAGGGATGTGTTTGCCCGCGATGTAACCGCAGTCCTCTAGGACGCCGCCGCCGCTCAGAATGTATTTGTGAACCCGCTTGCGCCTGATGCGCTTCTGGCGAACCTTGACCGAGCCGATAGCGTCCAGCTCGGCCAGCTTCTCTTCGGTCAGCTCCGCGTCTGCGTATCGTTCCTCTTCGCCGCCCAGATCGCGATAAACGTGGATCAGTTCGGAGCGTTCCTCGACACGGTAATATTCCGCGACGTAAACCACGTCCGGGGTCAGCCAATCGAATTCGGTGCGGGAGATGGTCTTCTCCCACGATGCAGGTGATTCCTTGTATTCAGCCTCGTAAGCTGCTGGCGTCATCGCAGTGAGCACGAACGCCCGCTTGGCGTCAGCCTTGTCTTGACGCTTGGCGTTTAGATCAAAGAACACGCTCGAATCAGCGTCGAATATCGGCTCGATCCTGATCCGCTGCTTATCGTCTTCCTCGTCTTCATCGTCTTCGTATGCGGTCCTGAGACGCCAGGCACCGAACCCGCCGCCAACAGCCTCCTCGAACGCGTTGTCGTAAGCCTCTTCAGCGCCTGAATCCTGCTCATCAGCGCGATACAAGTCGTCACAGGTCTCAGCGAGTTTGTCGTACTCGTCGCCCTCTTTGGAGATAAAATCGACCGTGATCCGGTTCGCCCGATACTCGTTGATGATTCGGATAACCGAGAGGTGGATCTTGTTCACCTCCATCTTAGGGCGGTTCTCAAACTGCTCAGTTAGAGGGCCTTCCCACTGCGCCCCAGCGATGGAGTAAAACCGCCGGTCGTCCAGAGCCTGCATTCGCTCATCGCGTACCGCTGAGTTAATGGCGTCGAATTCCATAAGGGCTTCAGCGTGAATCCCGCTCCACCGCTCTGATTTCGTCATGGCCATTTGTTAGCGTCTCGCGTAGGGACTGTTGACAGCGATAGGTACGACGAACGTAGGCCGGACGATGTTTGCCCGCCTAGCGCCCTCGCAGGCGTATCTTAGCGCGTCTATGATATGATTATTCTTGTCTTCAAGCAAGGGTAGCACCAATTGCGTTAGCGGATCGGTTTTGTAGCTATACATCGTGAGTTCGTCGATGGTGTGACGGCAGCGCGGATGCACCACGATATCAAACGATTTCAGCCATTCGATTCCATCTTCGAGCGACTTAGGCCCCTTGACCGCAGCCTGAATCTTCGGAAAGCCGTTGTTTCGCATATGGCTGATCGTCTCAGGTCTGGCGCTGTCAGCCGTGATCGGCCATTTCTCAGCGCCTGGAACCGACATAAACAGGCTAGGCAGATCCATGATCTCGCAGCCGACCATATGGGCCTCGTAATCGATGAACAGTTTACGCCCGACGATGTGGCACCGCACCAGAACAGACGGATCGCTAGCGAAGCCCCAGTCCGCTCCAAGCCTAAACAGCGCGTCAGCCGGTGCCTCGAATTCCTCAACGGTCCAGTTTCGGAACACGCGGGATTCTGAGTTGCGTAGATAGCCGCCCATCCAGACGTGATTGTATTTCTCAGGATCTCGTTTTAGGTCGTAGTCAGCCTCTTTTTGCAGCACGTCAGGGAACCACGGGTTATCAACGTAGTTAACCGTTTTCAGCCGCGTATCAGGCGGCAGATCATCGCGCCCGAACATCTCTTCGATAGGATCGGTCTCGTGCTTCGGATTCCACGTGAAGATGATCTGCGAGCCGGGCTTGCGGATCGTGGGGATCAGCGTTTCAAGGGACGTCTTGGACACAGACTGGGCCTCTTCGACCCAGCATATGTCAATCCCTTCCATTGACTTGATCGAGTCGATGTTTGACCGCAGACCAGCGAACAGGAACAGCGAACCGTTAGCGCCTCTAACCTCGGTCTCTAGCGACGTGTAGAACGATGATAGGCCATTGCGCTCTGCGTCGTCATCCAAGAGACGCTTAGACGAATCGCGAATAGACTTCTGGATCTCGCGGACGCACAAAATCCGCAGAGGTTTCGCCGCAGCCCTTAGGTTCAACGCTGTAGCGACTGAGCGCGATTTCCCCGATCCGCGACCGCCCTTGACAGCGATGTACCTGGCCGATTCATCGAACAGGCATTCGGACCATTTCGGGAGTTGGATTGTCAAGCGCCAGTCCGTCCATAAAACAACGCCGGAACCTCGCTAGGCTTGTCAAACAGGTGCCAAGCGCAGTTGTCTTTTCCGGCCATTTTTGAATTTGGTATCCATTTGACGCGGCCAACGCTAACGACCTTTCGCAAACGCGGCATGAAGGGAACCGATTGTTTCGTGTGCATCCAATCTGCGTCAAACAATAGCCAAGTTGGGGCCAAATCAGAAAATGCCGTGATCATTGGGTGAAGCAATTTTCTATCCCAAGGTGGGTTAGTAATGATCGGAATCCCGCGATGAGAAAGGTTCAAAGCGTCAAACTGTCGGATATCTTTACGCTGAGGATCAATATCAGAAGCCCAAGCGCAATGTTGCCCGTTAGCTTCAAGATGATCAATCAGCGCACCATTACCGGCGCATGGCTCGATAAAAAGATTTGCCGTCAGATGCGGCAACAGCGGCAAAACCGCTTCAATAGGCGTTGGATAGAAATCACGCTCCACACGCGCGAAATTACTACGCTTGCCCATTGTCCACAAATTCAATCTTCAAGCTATGATTAACCGGCCCGCCATTAGCGCCTGTAACCTCTTGGTGCTTGGATTCACGCCAGTCAGCCGGAAACCTTGCGCCCATTGAGCGCGACCAGATCGAGGCGTCGATGGACTTATTCAGCATCCCGTCGTGACCGATTGATTCCCAATAGTTTTGAGAATGTGCGCGGGATTTCTCCATTGCATCAAAAAAGTCTGGATTATCGTTGCACCAATTGAACAGCGTTTGCTTGGTGGAATCGAGTTCCGACGCAATCTGAACCAACGATTTCCCCAGCTTGCCCAGCTCAATCACCCGCTCGCAGTACTCCGGGCGATAGGACGTTGGACGTCCGAAAACATATCCTGCGGGTTTGTCTGACATATCGTGAGGCTCCATCTCTGGGAACCCCACGATACACGATCAGGCCATTGCCGTCAAAACGATTAACACTGCGACGATTGCCGCCAGTCCGCCGACGACAGCGGCGAGTTCACATACTGCGAAAAATACTCGTTTCATACGTTGGTTTCCTTGTAAATCTGCCCCGAAACAACCCGGTGCATGGTGCAAGACGATACGCCGTAAATCCTTGACAGGTCCTTAATGCTCCCGCCGGAACCTCTCTTCCCCCGGCGATACGTAGCCCGAATTTCACGCACCTGGTCCGGCGTGAGTTTATGGAACGATTTCTCAACGATCATAGTAGGCGTCCCACATCAGCTCGGTCGTATGCTCGCGGCCATAGCAGCGAATAAAATTCTCTAGGAATTTATCCTTGGCCTCGTCGCTCAGGCCCTCAAGCAGATCCTTACCGTTCACCGTGATCGTGTTCATCCAATAATTCGATATCTCGTCACCGTCTGGCGATGGATCTACCTCGAATTGAATCTCGACGTCTCCGTAAAGTTCGAGCGTGATGTTGTCGTTCATGCCTGCGTTCCCTTGCGGACGAATTCCCATAGGTCAGGATTGAGCGGATAATCTGCGGAGATGTGGCCGGTGAGATACCGCATGATGCAGGCGTCGCCGTCAATCATTGAGATGGTCCATTCGGCGGGATGATAGCCGCCAAGGTTTTTGAACACGTCACCGACCTCCTGAACCGGCTCTGGCGGGTTGGTAAATTCTAGGGTGGTATTTTGGTGTATGTGATTTAAAAAAGATGTGCCGTGCGGCCTCGCTTGAAGCGGTGCGGCTTCGTCTTCATCTTCGTCAACGTCAATAATCTCGAACCGTATCACCACCCACTTACCGATATCGGTCGTAAGTAAATCTTTAGCTTTCATGATGCCCTCCCAGGCTCTGTGTTTCGATAAAAATACCGTATCTCAGCCCCGCTTTTCCGTCAACAGTTTTTTTCGGTGCTCATTCACCGCCGTGACGATTAGATCGGCCTCCTTCTCGGTGCCGACGACACAGACCGTCCAGCCCCGGCTGTCCTTGATGGCGTGATCGCCCCATCTGTGGTGTTTTTCGTGGGTCCATTCATTTTTGTTAATCATTTCAACCACCTAACGCTTTGAAAACCGACCGTAAGTCGTTTTGTTAGTTGTAAACCGTTGAAAACAAAGGAAACTTACGGTTCTTACACTTCTTACACTTTTTTATATATATATAGAGAGAATTTAATTTCTGAGATTTTTACCCATGATATTTTTTCCTTATATATATTATGTTTCAGGCGTTAGAACGTAAGAACCGTAAGTTTTTAATGTTTTCAATATGTTGTAACTTACGGTCACTTACGCTTCTTACGCTTTTTTGGTCAAATCTCGACAAAAACCGATCTGGACTCCGATCCGGTGTAACCAAAGTAAATCACGCCAGCCGCTTTTGAATTCGGCAACCGCCTGAGAATTTTTGCCCAATTCACTGACCAAGGCGTTCCGCGCAACAACCGCTTGATCCCATCAGCCGTGTTCGAGACGTAAATTCCGTCCGGTTCAACCTTAATTCCAAGCCTTGAAAGCGCCTGTTTCGAAAATTCGTGCGCGTCATATTCCTGCCCTCGACAGACCTCGACCAGCTCGCCAATGGCCTTTTTTGTGCCGCCTTTTTCCATCGGTACATCCACAATCTGCTGCATCAGAAAATCCAGCAACGACCGCTCATCGGACTGTGACTGGACCTCTTCGCGCTGCTCCGACATATCGAAATCGCGCAGCCACGCTTCAGCCTGAGCGAATGAAACCAGACCATCGTTTGTAAGGCTCCACGCGCCCGCCAGAAGCGCCCCTATCTGATCGCCTGCCCGTTGCTCGCCTAGAACCGCCGTTGCCGCTGTGGCGAACGTGGCGCTATTTGCCCGCACGTTAACCGCCTGATCAATCGCCCTGGCGTAAAACCGGGTAATATATTGTTCTGTCAGGACCTCCGATTCCTTGGCGAGGATCTTGGCGAATTCGTGTTTCTGGCGGCTCGCCTTAAGTTCGATCACGGTCACTCTGGATCGGTCAGACTGCTGAACCAACGTTGCATTAATCGACGAAAACGCGAAACACGACCGGATCTGGAAAGACTGCGACTGACCCGACACAGAACCCTTGGCGATCCTGCCGCCCGATTCCGAAGACGACTGGCGCACCAGTGCAAGGATACGCTGAAGCCGATCTGTGGCCCGCGTGTCCTCGCCCTCGGCCTCGTCAAACAGCACGGGTAATGCGTCGTGTTTCAGCGACTGGCGCACCCCCGCCTCGGTCGTCTCACCGACCACAAACAGGCAGTTATCGCCTAGGACCGGGCGGATCACCTTAGACATAACGTGCGTCTTACCGCTGCCTTTGGAGCCCACGACCCAGATATGCGGACGCCAGCCTAGGACGCCTCCGATATGGGCGCATACGGTCCACCCGGCGATCAGGAGCGCGTCTAGATCGTTCTCCCACGGCAGCATCTGGATCAGTTCGAGGTACTGTTTCGCCTCGCTCGCAGTCAACGGATTGTCGATTTCGGCCCGCATTGGCAAGCCCTGCTCATAGATAAACCGCGATCTAACCGCGACGGGTTTGGTGGGACGTTTATCTATAAAAACGCAGTCACCTAAATGAAGTACCACCCGGCCATCATCCCACCAAGCCCCCCGACCTCTGAGCATATCCGGCGAGAAAATCCCCTTACGCTCGCAGCGTCGCATCATGGAATTCATCGCCATGTCGTAATTCGCGCCCGTCTTGGTCGGAAATTCCCGCTCCCAGTAATTCAGATCCGCGATGGAACAAAGGTTCGCCTTGGAGTGCTGACTAGGGGTAAGAGCGACGACCTGTTGGGAGCCGTGGGCTAGGTAGTAATAGACGCCCGAATTAAATCCCATATGTTTAAACGGCGCGTCGTCCTCTGGTTCCTCGTCGGTCGCGATAGTCTGGACCGGTGCCGGTGCTGGCGTCTCAGCCTTGATAATCAGCCGCGCCAGATCGGCCCTTGTGCCGCCGTTGTTAATCCAATCGGTCACGTCACCCTTGGGCGGTAGATCCGGCAGGCGAACGACACGAATACGGCTAGCACGCCCCGTAAGCGCCTCTGCAACGATTCTGGCATGGTTCTCGCCCGGCTCGTCGTTGTCCGGTAGGATGATCACATCGCGGCCCGCGAGCGACTCTGTGTAGTTCGGTTGCCACTTACCAGCACCGCCGGGATTACAGGTTGCGACGATACCGATTTTGGCCAGAGCGATTACGTCTTTCTCGCCCTCGACGACGCAGACGATTTTATCGGTCGCAAATACCGCTGGAAGGTTAAACAAAATCCGCTCAGACGCAGGCACCGACCACGACCAGCCGCCGTCACCGTCTGAACGACGTTGGCGAAAATCCTTTGGCTCATAGCGCACGACTTGCAGCTTGATCTCGCCGGTCTCTGGATCGACGTAATCATAGGT